TGTAATTCAAATTGGCACAGAACAAATTACGTATAGCGCAGTATCAGGCAATACCCTAATAGGGTTAACCCGTGGATACAACGGTACTACTGCGGCCACTCACCCAACGGGAGCGGCTGTTGGTTGTTCAACTCTTACTGTAACTGACGTAGCTAACGGTGCAAATCAAAACGACTTTGTAACCTTTAGCGGTGCTGCCTCTGTCGATGGATTTTCTGCTGGGCTTCTTAACGCAGAACAGCAAGTGGTTAGCATTATTGATGCAAGCCACTACACCATTGCAATTCCCAATACTTTTTCTACCTCTGCGGTATCAGGTGGCGGCGCTTCTGTTATAGCTGTTTACCAGATCAATACTGGCTTGCCTATATATATTATTGGTACAGGTTGGGGTGCAGGCGGTTGGGGCATGGGAGGTTGGGGTTCTGCATCTGCAACGGGCGGTATTGGTGAGCAGTTATTGCTTTGGTCAAACGATAACTTTGGCCAAGACTTAGTGCTTGCTCAACGTGGTGGTCCAATTTATTACTGGCAACAATCTCTGGGGGTAGGCTATCGTGCGGTCACACTTCAAAGCTTGGCGAATGCTTCAACGATGTATACAACAACGGCGACATTTGGTAGTGGTGTCTCCACAATTACATTATCAAACATAACAAATCTTGTTGATGGTTGTTACATCAGCGGTATTGGGATCCCTGCGGGTACGGTTGTGACTGCAGCATACGTCCCAGGTTCTACCACTGTGCCAATTTCAAACAATACAACGCTTGCCAGCTCAGGAAGTTACACGGTTTCTTACTCAGGCGAGTACATTCCAAACAACACTAACCAGGTTGTGTCTTCGGCCATCCAGCGTTTTGTTATTGCATTTGGTTCTAATCCATACACACCCGCCACACCAAACTCGACGTTTGACCCAATGCTTGTGCGCTGGTCGGATCAAGACAATCCATATCAGTGGGTTCCACAGCTTACAAATCAGTCGGGCGAATACTTGCTGACGAACGGTTCGTACATTATGGGCGCTCGTGCAACCCGCCAAGAGATCCTTGTGTGGACGGATTCTGCGCTGTATTCCATGCAATATCTTGGTGCGCCGTATGTGTGGGGCTTCCAAGTCTTAATGGACAACATCTCGGTGATGTCGCCAAACTGCATGATTACGGTCAACAATGTGACTTACTGGATGGGACTTGAAAAGTTCTATTCATACTCTGGTCGCGTTGAAACATTGCCATGTTCATTACGTCAATATGTTTTTAACAACATCAACAAAGATCAGTCTTATCAAGTATTTGCTGGAGCCAATGAAGGCTACAACGAGATTTGGTGGTTTTATTGCTCAGCGGGTTCTACTGTCGTTGACCAGTATGTGATCTATAACTATCTTGATAAGGTGTGGTATTACGGTACGATGGGTCGCACAGCTTGGATTGACGTTGGTTCAAATCCCAACCCAGTGGCTGCTGATTACAACTCGCATCTGCTTTACCATGAGGTTGGTACGGATGATGTGTCTGGCGCAACACCTGTGCCAATTGATGCGTACATTCAGTCATCCGACTTTGATATTGGTGATGGCCATAACTTTGGGTTTGTCTGGCGGATCTTGCCTGACGTTAACTTTAATGGCTCAAATGTAAACAATCCGTCTGTGACAATGACTGTTAAACCAAGGGTTAACTCTGGTACACCCTACGGTCAGGCTGACAATCCTGTTGTCGTTAGTTATGACAACTATGCAGCCCGTGGTGTGTATAACATTCAACAATTTGATGGCCAAGTTTACACACGCTTGCGTGGTCGCCAGATGGCATTTAGGATTGAGTCAAATACATTGGGCGTTGCCTGGCAATTAGGCACACCTCGTATTGACATCCGGCCTGATGGTCGTAGGTAGGGTAAACCCTTATGGCAACTCTTCTTAAGACAGGATCACTTAGACCGCCAAAAGCACCTAACTTGCCGGTTAGTCCAATTGCGTACGATCAACAATTTATAGAACAATACAGTAACGTTCTAAGGTTGTACTTTAACCAGATTGACAACTTTGCTCAGCCACTAAGCACAAGTACGGGTGGGGCATATGTTCAGTTTCCTTATGGCGCATTCTCAAGCTACGTCACTCAGACCGCAACAGTTAACACCGCAACTCAATTAACGTTTAGCCAAACAGATTTTTCTAACAGTGTGTCGCTTAACGGATCAAATATTACTGTAGCAAACGCTGGAATTTACAACTTGCAGTTTAGTGTGCAGGTTTCAAGTTTAGATACTGAAACAACCGATACTTATATTTGGTTACGGCAAAATGGCGCAGATATTCCTGGGTCAACTGGGGTAATTGGGTTGTTGGCACGAAAAGGACCATCGAATCCATCGCATGACATTAAAGGCTGGAATTACTTTTTGTCGATGAACGCCAATGACAACGTGCAAATTTGGTGGGCAACAACCAGCGCAAGCGTAAGTATTGATTTTTATGCGGCAGGGACAGCTCCAACACGCCCGTCCACTGCTTCCGTTGTAGCAACAATGTCTTTTGTATCTCACTTATAAACTATCGCAACTGTAACAAGTTACAGTTGTAGCTTGCTAGGATTGGTAATATTGATGGATAATCTAAGAAACGTGTGTACGCTCAAAGCGTTCGACCGTACAAATGGCGATAATAATTGGCATTGGGTTGAATTCATATGAGTGATTACACTGGTGGCGAGGACGCATATACCCCATTGATGGGTGCATCCAGCACGCCCTATGATGTCAGCAACACGCCTGTCCATTCGGTTCTGAACTACGAGGGAACCCCAACACAATTCTCTGATGACTCAGGATTAAAAGCAATCTTAACCCGCCAAGGGATTATGGACGTTAGTTCATTTAATCCTATTGTGCAGCCTGGTGAAAAGATTACGGCGGATACTCCTCGTCAAGCTACCAATAGCGACGGCCAATTGTTATTCCTTGATGCCAATGGCGAACAAACAACTCGCCCTACAGGTACGCCTATGGTTGGGGGAACAATTGGCGATGCTGCTTATATGAAAGATCCTGGAAGTGGCGGCGGTGCATTTGGTGCAATTGGTTCTGATTTTAGAAGTGTGGCTCAGGATCCAATGTTTAAGAATTTTCTGCTCAGTGCTGCAGCAATTGGCACGGGTGGGTTGGCGGCAGGTGCTTTAGGAGCGGCAGCGCCCGTAGCAGAAGCGTTCCCCGTACTCGGTGGATCTTCTTTGCCTGGTACTGAGTTAGGTATTGCGGGACTTGGTGATGCGGGTGGATCAATTGCTGCTGGTGGTGATGCGGTAGGTACTGCTGGCACAGGTTCATTGACCGCAGGTATTACGCCCGGAATGGTTGCGGCAAATGAAGCTGGCTTGCCTTCTACTATGGGTGAAATCGGCGGTCTATCAGGTACGCTAACAAATGCTGAAGCTACTGCATTAATGGAACAAGGTTTGTTGCCTGCTAATATGCAAATTCCAGCATCTGGCATAACAGCTTCTGATGCCTTGCGATATGCCAATCTTGCAAAATCTGGAATTTCAACATTAACCAATGCAACTTCTTCACCTAATGCAGGGTTAACAGGGGCTGGATTAACTGCAGCTTTAGCAGCGTTGGCCGCAAAATCAGGTGGATCTAGTGTCTCACCTAGTGATACACAACCTGTAAATCCTCTTCAGTTTAATTGGAATTATCAAGCGCCAAATCAAACTGATAAATATATTGCAAGAGGACAACAAGTTCTAGCGCCTCAATATACTACTGTGCCAATGGCGCAGGGTGGAGTCGTTAATATGAAAGAAGGTAATCTTGTTCCTAGCGATATCTTGAAAGAAATTAACAAACCAGAGCCTACTAGCATTTTGGTTAACAAAATTATTCAAGAAAGAAAAAAAGAAATTGAAGATGAATATGAAAGCATGTTAGAAGGCGTTGAGTCTCGTGACCCAGCAGTTCAGCCTCACTTCTTTCATTACAAAAATGTTCCCGGTGAAACAAGCATTGGCCAAAAAGGAGCGATGCGAAATCCCCAAGACTTAAGTTCTGAATA